CAATCGTATTGAGGATTTCGTCCGACTTGTCAATCAGAGCGACCAGCAGCCGGAATCCGGCATCTACAATAGCAGGAAGATTGCTTAATACCGCATCCAGAATCGCCGTGATAATATCCGGAATGACTTCTATAATACCCTCGATAATTTCCGGAAGAGCGTCAACCAGAGCTGTCAGCAGAGTGATTCCGGCATCAATTATCGCCGGAACACGTTCCAGAAGACCGCCGACAAGACTGGTAATGATAACAGGCAGAACAGCCAGAAGTCCGGTAATGATTTCCGGAAGAGCATCAACCAAAGCAAGAAACAGCGTCAGACCTGTATCAATTATCATGTCGATACTGGATAACAGACCGTCAGCAAGCTGTCTGATTAAATCCGGAAGAATTGCAAGCAGTTCCGGCAGAGCTTTCAGCAGACCATCTGCCAGAGCCATTATCAGCGACAATGCAGATTCTACTATCAGGGGCAAATTTTCGGCGATGCCGATAATAAGATTCTGAATCAGGTCAACAGCCGCATCGAGAATCAGCGGAATGTTTTCTTTCAGACCGTTTGCAAGCGTTGTAACAATTTCCACCACAACAGGAATCAGTTCCGGCAGAAGTTTCATGATGCTGGTCGTCAGAGCTGTGACAAGATTGAGTGCTGCATTCACAATCAGGGGCAGACTGCTGACAAAGCCCTGAATCAGTCCGGTTATCAGTGTAACAGCCACATTTGTGAACTGCGGAAGGGTCTGCATCATTGCAGAAAGTATTGTCCCCATGATGGTCATGATTTTCGGCAGGATATTCCTCAGTTGTACAGAAATTGTTGTCATCAGATTGATGATTGCGCTTTTCAGCACACCTTCTGCACCGTTTCTGCCCTCAATCACACCTGTCAGGGCAGGGAGCAGCTTATTTGTCAGCGATTGCACTACTTTCCGGAGAGGACGGTCTAAATCTTCAAAAAGAGCCTCCTGCAAGCCAGAAAATGCGGATTTCATCAGTGTGACATCTCCGGCAAGATTATCCAGCTTGACTTTTGCCATTTCTTCCGCTGCACCGTCACAGTTGTAGATAGCATCAGCCAGTTTGCTGTAATCTTCTGTAGAAGCATTGATAAGGGAAAGCATTCCGGCAACATTCTGCTTGCCGAAAATGATAGCGGCATTCTTGAGCTGTTCCGCTTTGGTAAGACCATCCTCTGACTGCTCTACTTCTGACAGGATTGTATCATAGTCTTTCAAATTGCCTTCGCTGTCAAACAGTTCCGCACTGCAATCGCCCAGAGCCGAACGGAGAATGTCCACCATTTCACCGAGTGATTTCATGTTTCCGGCTTCGTCAGCAAATACCGACTGCCCCGCTACTGTCTGGATTGTTCCCTGCTGTGCCTGTGTCAGAGCGTCCTGTGCTTCTGTCAGATGCCTTTCAGCAGTCTGCATGTTAATCAGGGCAGTCTGTGCCTGTTTGGAACTGTCTCCATATTTGGCAACGGCATCATTATAGGAGAGCTGATATTTTTCAAGTGCCGCTGTCTTGTCGGCTACTTTGGACTGTGCTTTTGCAATTTCTTCGTCATCAAATACTCTGGTAGTTTCAGTTGCAATCAATCCCAGCTGTGACATTGCCGCTGCCTGCTGTTTGGTCGGCTTTACCAGATTGATGATACTGTTTCTCAGCGCACTGCCCGCCTGTTCGCCCTTGATTCCGGCATTTGCCATTGTACCGAGTGCAATTGCCAAATCTTTGGTGTTTTTAGCAGCCTGTTCTTCGTCCTTGCTCATTGTACCAATGATAGGAGCGGCATACTTAAAAGATTCACCGAGCATTCCGACATTGGTGTTTGCATTGGAAGAAGCAGCGGCAAGAATATCCGCATACCCGGCGGCATCTTCTGCCTTCAGACCTAATGCTGTCATGCTGTCGGTCACAATATCCGCAACAGTGCCTAATTCTTCGCCTGAAGCAGCAGTCAGATTCATGACCGGCTCAAGAGCTGCAACCTGCTGTTCTGACTTCCAGCCAGCCATAGCCATATAGGTCAGCGCATCGGCAGCTTCGGAGGATGAAAATGCTGTTGTCCGACCCATTTCTTTGGCTTTTTCGGTCAGCATTTCCAAATCATAGGAGGCTTTTGATGTCGGGTCGTGCAGCTCTTCCATAGAGTAACCCAAAGTAGCCCCCACGCCGGACATTTTGCTTTCCAGTTCCGAGCCGGTCTGAATCGTGCTTGTTGTAAACTCTTTCAGTTTGTCAATACCAATTTGCAGAGCATTAGATGCAAGATTTCCTACAAAAGTCCCGACAGCAACAGCAGCGGATGAAATGCCTCCGGATGCCTTTTCAGAAGTTTCACCGACTTCCTTGACAGTTTTATCAAATTTGTCAGCAGAACTCTGCGCTTTCCGGAGCGAGGATTCTTCAGAATTGATTTCTCCGGAAAGACTGCTTATCTGTTTTGCAAGAGATTTCGCTTCTTTGGAGTTCTTTCCGTATTGCGTAACAGCGTTTACATATTCAGATTTCAGCTTATCCAGTTCTGATTTCTGGTCTTTGAGCCGTTCTGTCAGCGTTTTTTCTTCTGCTGTGACATCATGAGCAGCTTTTTCCACGCTTTCGAGCTGAGACTTATTTTCTTTCTGTTTCTGACTGAGAGCCTGAATCTGGCTTGCAAGAGCTTTCGCTTCGGAAGAATCCTTTCCCTTTTCAAGGACAGCGGTCTTGTATTCTGCATTCAGTTTATCAAGCTCTTTGTCCTGTTCAGAAATTTTCTGTTTCAGCTTATCGAATGCTGTTCCGGCAGAAGATTCCGTGTTCCGGAGTTCGCTGGCGGCTTTTTCCGCATCTTCGAGCTGAGACTTATTTTCTTTCTGTTCCTGATTGAGTGCCTGAATCTGGCTTGCAAGGGCTTTCGCTTCATCGGAATCCCTGCCTTTTTCAAGTACAGCATTCTTGTATTCCGTATTCAGTTTATCAAGTTCTTTATCCTGTTCAGAGATTTCCTGTTTCAGCTTATCAAATGCAGTTTCTGACTGATTTTCAGCAGATTGCAGATTCTTCAGGCTTTGCTCCGTCTCGATAATTTCACGCTGCAAGGAATCATACTGCTGCGGAGAAACAGGATTCCCGAATTCATCAGAGACAGCTTTTGCCTTGTCTTTCAGGCTCTGCAGATTCTCTTCTATATTCTTGATTTTATCCTGCAGCTTGCTGTATTGTTCCTGTGTGATTTCACCGCTGGAAAGCTGCTGCTTCGCCTTTTCATCCTGCGTTTTCAGCTTTTTCAGGCTCTCAACAGTTTTGTCAATTTCCTGCTGAATCGGCTCGTACTGGTTTTGCCATGCAGTATAGTTATCTTTTGTCTGCGCTGCCTGTTCGCTGGCAGTTTTCAGCGTTTCGAGCCGTTTTTCCGTATCAGCAACGGCTTCAGTCAAAAGTTTCTGCTTCTGTGCAAGCAGTTCTGTATTAGTCGGGTCGAGCTTCAGCAGACGTTCCACATCTTTCAGGTCTGTCTGTGCGGACTTGATATTTTTGTCAACCTGAGCTAATGCTTTTGATAAGCCTGTAGTATCGCCGCCGATTTCGACTGTAAATCCCTTAATTCGTTTTGATGCCATGAAGTATCACCTAGATTATTTCTGTTTCGGTCAGAATTATATCAAAATCCCCGTCAATCATAGATTTCAGCTTTTCCTGCTCCGGAGATTCAGCATCTTCGATTTCAATCCGGTGCTGAACGGAAGTTTCGTATAAATAGCAATAAAAGATATATCTCATAGCATTTTCTCCTTAGAAATTGTCAAAATCCGCCTGAGTTGCCTTATATCCATACTTGAAATCATCGTTGTCCCTTTCGATGAACATATCATCCACCATGCCGATAGTCAACAAATCAAGCTCGGTCATTGACAGACCGAGCTGTTTGCACCTCAGCAGGAAAAGAGCTGTTGTCATTTCCCGGTCAATTGGGCGATGTTTTTTTTTGATTCCGCCTGCTGTTCCGTGTTCAGGTTCCAAAGTTCCAGCAGTTCCGGGAAAATCGTGTAAATGCTGAATGCGCTGAACTGGTCAAGCCATTCTTCCGGAGTGTCGGGAACGTTGTCCGGGTCGGCGTGCTTTGCCATGATGAAGGCAACATTCTCGAACATTTCCAGATTATCAATACTCAAAGAAGAAAACATGATTCTGGCATTTTCTTCCGATTTCTCCGGAGTTGTATCAGTTTCAGGTTTCTCCGAATTTACATCAGCTTCAGCTTTTTCTGCATTTTTATCAATGGAGTCCTTCATAGCTGTACGGAGCGAAACCAAATCCTTGAAAATATCTCTCCGGAATTTTGCACGGTACAGACGGGGAACAGTCGCACTCGCACGAAACAGAACATCCTGCTCATCAATTTTAATTGTTTTAGTAAGAGCCATTCTGCATCACGCTCCTTATGGATTGGTAGAGAAGTCAGGCAGATGCACGGAGTCATACCATTCGTCATAGACGGTGCTGCCTGTGGTCGGCGTTGTTTTTGCCTTGACATGTCCGGACGGCAGAGCAGCTGCTTTCAGGGAAATAGTATCAGTCTGCGGAGTTTTGCTGTCTTCCGTAGTCTGTCCGTTCATGCCCGGTCTGGATGCGCTGCATCTGTATGAAATATGGCGGATATGATTCTTATCGCCGTCAAATTCCCAGAGCAGTGCGAATTCCGATGTTTCTGCATTGACATCTTCAACAAGCAGACCGTTATTGTCCAGCTTTTCGCCGAGAATATCCACGGCAAATCCCTGCGTTGTAAGTGCAATTTCC